CTGGTATTATGTAGGTTTTAAAGAGTGGGTGTAGATGTGTGTCAGGTATAGTTAGTTTACCAGATAAGAAATCGATCGCGTCAGTCAGACCCATCTTTTTTGACAACTTTTGCAATTTATAATAAACGAACCTGCGATTGAACTTAAGATACTGCATAACTTTAAAATCGGGTATTTTGCCCAGGAGGGAGACATCATTTGCGAGTTGAGGTTCAGTGCCGAACTGCGGATATTCCTTCTTTTTTGTATCACGCCACAGTAGCAACTGAGCTGGTGTATTGATCTGTGGCACAGGTGATCGTGGTTTATATACAATGTCTAACCTGTACCTTTTACGTTGATGTTTCTTCATCAGCCTATTCGACTCTTCGTGTAATGCGATTCGTACGTCTGGAACCTCGTCGGCTGACACAGTTGAAATAGCCTCCTGCTGAGCCATGTGCTGTGCCTGTTCATCGGTTAAAGATATCGAAAAAAGTTCGTTATATTTTTGTATTATGTTAGTTTCGCGCACCTTAGTTTTCAACCCCACAGAAAACAACTTAGAAGAAAGAGCGCTAGGCATCTTCGCGCCCAGAGTATACTTTCCGTCCCATGTTTCTAGACCTAAACCTCCATACTGTACTGGTATAGACGTAATGTCTGAGGGTACCTGATGTAACTGAGCCCAATTTCCTCTTAGTGTGCGCCATAGACTATCAACGCTGAGTCCACGACGTGTAAGTAAAGAAATTACGTCGTATAGTTTTTTGATTACGGCATTGTCAACCCATGGCTGATTAGTCCACGGCTTCCTCTGTTGCAGCGATGGTATAGCTCTCATAGGATAACCATAACAACGATCGTTCATGTATAATACTCGCAAAAATTCAGTTGTTTCGTAGTTAACTGAGAACTTCCCTTCGCTACCCCTTACTCCTAATACCTTGTACGCTTCATTAAATGCAGAACCATTGTACCATTGTTTAAAATTTAGCGCACTGTCATCCCCCTTTAAGCTTGCTGTTGTAAAAGTGTCTAGTTTGCTTTCTTTGACAATATAGGAGGCAGTGTGAGTCATAGTACAGTTCCAGCCGTTCCCAAAGGCAGTGGTTATCCTCAATCCACTCATCAATCCTTGTATTACTTTGAGAACCAATTCTTTAGTTTGTTCTTTTGTTATCAAAATTGAATCCGAAAAATCATCCACTAACTTCTGTACAAATATATCGAATTCTTTTCGATGGTGAAAAGGAACATTGGTGTTGGCATTTTGTCCCATTATTTTGAACATGACCTGTTGGTGGATTATGGCCACCTGACGTTCGAAATTGGCTAAATCATAC